ACTTGCTAACTCATCTTTAGTATATGTGGTTGCAGTTGAATCATAATTAAATGTTACATTTAAAATTATAGAAGTTGTCTCTGGGTCTACAATAACAGGTGTGATAGATGCAACTTTAAATGGTGCAAACGCAGCTACTAAGTTACTCTTTTGTACAGTTGTTAAGTTTGAACCTGTTGTAGATTTAATTGAGATAAACACTTTACCATATTCTGGATTAGATGATACACCTGTACTTGTATCAAAACTTCCATCTTCTCCACCCCAAACAGAAACTGCCTGAGTGTTTGCAAATAATTTTTTAGTGTAGGTTTTATAATCATCTACCGTTACACATCTACCTTGAGCAGCATAATCTAATGGTGCGTTTAATTTTATTGAACTAATAGTTTCAGCATCAGAACCACCAGAAGCATTTGTAACTGTAGTAACTGTAACATCAGTTACACCATCAATACTTGAAGGTGAACTAAATTCAGATGCTCCGTTTGATAAAGTTTTATTTGTAACCACATATTGTAATATAACTATGTTACCATCTGATAATCCTTTACTAACTACACCATCACCAAAGTAAATTTCAAACAAACCACTATCAGTTTCTTGTAAAAAATAAACTGTACTGTTAGAAGATAATTGTGTTATGTCTGTTGCTTTTGTATAAGTTGTAGTAGATGTATCAGAAGATGAGTTTTGCACTTTAACTGTGAGTGTTGTAGTGTCTGCTCTTGCATCCGATAATAAAAATCTTTGGTCAACATCAGAAGTATCTGCTGTGTATCTTGAAGTAACATAACTACCTTCATAAATATTTACACTATCGAAAGGAACTACACTACCTGTGTTACTTGCAGTTACATCAGAAGTTGTAACAAATTGATAACTTGTTCCATCAATATTGGATGTGAACGCTGTTCCTGCCGACATAGTTTTTGTACTTGCACTTGTTCCTAAACTTACATTGACTATTGCAATTGGTGCTCTAGGTGATGATACTTCATAACCTAAACTTTTTGCGTGTGATACAACACTTGAACGAAGTGCTGAACTATCTAAAAACATTTCGTTTGCTAACATGTTCATGTTGAATCCTAGATAGTGAGTGTTGTAAGCAAGAGTATCTAAAAGAATGTTTATACCAGAACCTTCAAAGTCATAGTCTTTAAATTCTGTTTGTGCTTTTAGAAAAATCTTTAGATTGTCTTTGATATCATCAAAGTCTAATTCCGTTACTCTAAGTTTTTTATCATTAACTGCCATTATCGTAATCTCTCTAGCATGACCGATAGGTCTACTAATTCTGTGGGTGCATTTACTACATAAAAATATATAGATAATTCATACGCATTTCTATCTAAGTTTGGTGTTGCTCTAACTCCTACTAATCTTGCTCGTGGTTCAAAATTTTCAATTACATCTTCTACTTTTCTAGCAATAATCTGAGCAACAATTGGTGTCATATTTTCAAACAACATTTCACGAACACCACCTGCTATCTCTGGGTGAAATGGTTTATCGTAAGTGTTTAATAATATTAAGTTTCTTACTGACCTCTTAACTGCTTGTATATCAGTTACTTTATTTACATCAGAACCAACGACCCTTTTACCAAAGAATAAATCTAAGTCAGAGTATTGTCTGACATTACGACTAATATCATTATTTGATTGTGCATCTTTATATGCAGAGTCTGCCATGTGAGTTCCCTAAGTCTTTATACATTATTTATAAGAGGAATTAAACAATCTCTGTAAATTTTTTAATTGTATCTGTTACTAAGTCTTTATCAAGTGATGATTGAAGGTTCTCAGTTATATCTGTAAACCCTTCTGTTACTTCTTCTAGTATGATATTTGGCTCCATCACATATTTTGTAATCTCTCCTTTAGTAGTAATCACTTCTTTAGTAGTAGCTTGAATAACATCTGCACTTTGTTTTATAACTTCGGTTGTTCCGCTTGGTAAAGAAAGATTATCTAAGGAACAAATATCTATACTCTTTAAATCACCTAGAGCATCTAGGTCTATAAAATTTCCAAACTGAGATTTGAGATTTGCAAACTTACTTAGATACCCAAACGAACCTATATCAAGATTAACAAGTGATTTTAATTCTGATTGTAAATTTATGTTTGGGGTTATATTAAGTTCTCCAACCATACCTGTAACTTTAGTTTTTAAACTTGTTAAGTTACCTTCTATCGCACTTGTGATATCAGATGCATTACCAATAGTTCCTGATACTGCATCTGTTACACCAGACTTTAATGTGTCAAGTGAACCTAAGACCTCTCCTTGTAATGAAGATGCTCCACAGAAACCATCTTGTTTTAATTTATTTAATAATGACATTTTTAATCTCCTACATTTACATTTGACGAACCTGGCAGAGCTGGGTGAAGACAAGTCGCTAAATCACCAGCATTAACAACTGCAACACCACCAATAAAAACATTATTAGAACCAGCAGTTATAACTGGGGCAGCATGTAAATTTATACCATGAGGTGTTACAGGGTCGCCATTTCTAATGATACTATTACCATTTGCTTTTACAGTAGATTGTGTTGCAATCAAAAGACCACCTGCTATATCTATATTTCTACATACTCCTGGCATACTCTTTCCTAATTTAAATTAATCTCTGTTCCATCTATGTCAACTTCATCTTCTGATTTGATTGTCATTTTTCCTGTTGACTTCATATCTAAACTTGTTCCAGCGAGGATTGCAATATTTCCATCTGTGGAACTAGCAGCAGTTACACTTGTAGTTTTTAGTGATATTGTTGCCAATGATTCTGCTGTTGTCAATGTCATATTACCGATACTAGTTATGAAGTGGTCACCACCAACAGTAGTTCCAAAGTTACCACCAATGTTTAAATCATAATCTTTACTTTCTAATGCACTATCTGTACCAATAGAACCTTTAACAGCACCACTAATATTATACGCATGACTACCCATGACTACTTCTTCTAAGTTACCAGCACCAGCAGCTCCAATCTTAACTTGTTCGTTACCATAAACTAAACGAGTAAAATCTCCACCAACTTCTAGTATATAATCTTTTTCTACATACTCTCTTTTATTTCCATAGGTGGTCATATTAACATCACCTTGAATAAAGATGTTGGTGCTTCCGATAACCATCTCATAGTTATCACCGACAACCTTAATTGTCTTTGTACCATCTGCGACTATTTCTTCATAGGTGCCAGACTTGTGTTGTGTTAGTAATCTTTCACCATTTGGGGTATCATCTATTTCAGATACATGTCCAGATTCAGATTCGTGTACATGGTTAAAAGGATATTGTCCTGTATCTGTTCCTGTAGTTTCTACACCTCTAGGACTAGGTTCACTAAAAGTTTTATTATCTTCGTTTGTTGTATTGGTAGATACAGAAGGTATGAAAGGTTTTCTTGCTTTAAAAATATCTTTGAATTGATTCTTTCTTCTTTCAATTAACAGTCTATGTTTCTCTGCATCCTCACCTCTGGCAAGTCTTGATACATCTGATTCACCTGTAGTGTGATATGAGTGGTCTATAGATGTACTAGGATATTTTCCATTGGGGTCATTGAAACCTTTAGTCTTATCAGCAACATTTGCTGGTACGCCCGGCAACGAACCCATGATAACAGGTTGTTGCGTTTCATTTGCATCACGAAAGAATCCGATTACCCATGTACCTTCGGTAAGAAACGAAGGACTGTTACCAAGACCTTGCATCGCTGGGTCAGTAACAGGGTGCATCACATGTGCCCACGGCAAGTCTGCTGATGGGATATCAATTAAATCTTCTGTGTGGAAACCTAGACATCTAACTTGTACTCTACCTAGTTTAGCAGGGTCGTTACGATTTTCTACAACACCAATAAACCATACGAAACCATCTAGGCCCATAAAATAGTTTTCGTTCATGTAATGTATTTATACTAAGAGTTGTAACGATAATCCAAATAGATATTACCAGCAAGAATAATTCTTTCCCCAATCATCTCATTTGCTTTGGGAACTTCATGGGTAACATGGCCTGGGAAGATTACGATTTCATCTGGTTTCGGATAGACTTTGAGTTTTGCTTCACGAAAGTATAGCGGTGGAGCATTCTCTGGCACTTGTAGATAATAACACCACGACCAAAGT